AAAAGAAACAGGGAAAATCGAAAAGACTGGGGTGTACAGGTATAAGCCAAAAAGCGGAGGTTAAAACATGAAAACTGTTGAAGAATTTATGATTGAGATGGACGCCTATTTTGGCGGTTTTTCAAATGACGCTGTAATTAAAGATTATGAGGAAGAGTTACAGTTCGTTTCACCTGAGGATTTAGGAGCTTTATTAAAGCAAATTAAAAGAAATACACCTGTTGCATTCAAACCAGATATTAAGGCACTTTATGAGGCAATCAAAGATGCAAATATAAAAATACTTGATGAGCCACATTTAGAAAAGCTTTGTCCGAGTTGTAAAAAGAGGTGGTACACATCGGGAATTTGTCCTAGCTGTTGTTATGATCCCGGGGGTAAAGATACACCAGAGGAATGGCGAAAGTTTGTTCTCGATTATCGTGAGGGTAAAGTTCCTCATTTCAATGTTGCAGAAATGTTATCTTCCTTGTGTAAAAACAAACAAGCGGGAGTCGTTTTGTGAAAAGTGATATAGAAATGCATGCCATAAATTATCGAGATGGAACTAGCGAAAGAAATTGTCAGCGTTGTGTTTATATAAAAATAAAATTGGCTACTGGGTTGCAATGTTGTTATTACGATCTTCCAACCAGTATTGGGAAATGGTGTAGCTTGGGATTATTACCGTTAAAGCAGGAAGGTTGCGTACCAATAGCGCAGGGCGAGTTGTTTTAGGGATCTTAGACTGAACAGTGATGCAGTTGTTAGATGGATTCTTTAGCCGTAAAACAAGTTTTACGGACACGAACTAAACCAAGGAGAAAGAAAATGGAAAAGAGATTAGCGAACCTCAAGGAATTGCTGGCGGTACAAGGTTGCGATGGTAATTGGAACTATGACCAGTACATGAGAGGTATGTATAACGGGATGGAATTGGCTGTTGCTGTTTTAGAGGGACGGAATCCTGTTTATCGGGATGCCCCCAAAAAGTCATTTACTAAATGGTTTAAGCGTACTTTCCATAAGCCACATCTAACAACTGCTTCAACGTCGACAAGCTAACGCTTGCGAGTTAAGCAAATGTTAATCTTGACCACAAAGTAAAAAAGTGATACTGTTAATAGTCGAGATTGACTACGGATGCCTACCACTATCCGCGGTCAATTTGGAATCTTGAGCCGGTTTAGCGTGTGGTAGCGCAAGACCGGCTTTTTTATTTTACAAGGGGTGTAAATTGACAGTTAAACAAATTGCAGAAATTGCAGGCGTATCTCAAAGAACGGTTAGAAGAATAGCCGAAACGCAAGTAGGTTTTGTTTTCGAAAAAGGTAAAACAGCACACTTTACAGAGAAAGAATCCATCGAAATTATGGGACTTTTAAGAAAGCAAGGGTTTATACAACATGTTCAAAATGCCGATGTACTTAGGCAAAATGCCGATGTACCTGTCCAAAATAACCAAGTTGATAGGTTAGATCGTCTTGAATCTTTAGTAGAAAAACTTTTATTAGCCGTTGGAAACATGATGCTAAGTCAAACTACTCAACAACTAGACAGAAAAGCTCTTCCAGCGCCTCAATTAGACCCTAGATCAACAATAATTAAGCTTGTAAACGAATATATATCAAGAACAGGCACGGCTCATAAAGATGCATATATGATGCTTTACAGGGAATTCGGGTACAGAACGCATTGTAATGCAGTTTTAAGCGCAAAGAATCGAGGTATGAAAATAATTGACTATATCGACAGCGAGGGACAAATAGAGATTCTTGAAGCAATAGCAAGAGAAATATTTTAATAATATATTGATAAAACTGTTTAAGCGTGCTACAGTATAAGAGTCAAGGCGGCAATCTTGACAAAAAGATTCCGTACAGGGAATAATTTCAGAGCCTTTATTGAATCTATGACGTTACCTGTACAACGTCTTAACCTTGCCGGGGGATTCAATAAGGGCTTTATTTATTTGGAGTGCAAAGAATGGCAAAAATTGATATCTGGATGCCTATTTACATAGGCGATTATCTAGGCGATACAATAGAATTATCAGCCGAAGAACATGGGGCATATTTACTTTTGTTAATGCATTATTGGATTAAAAAGGGTGAAATTGGATGCGACATTGAAAGACTTTCAAGGGTTTGCAAGTCAGATATTAAAACCTGTAGCTTTATTCTAGGTTATTACTTTACCCTAGATAACGGTAAATATAAAAATAAGAGAGCTGATATAGAAATGGTAAATGCAGAAAAAAGACGCTTAATATCCTCTGTAAACGGTAAAAAAGGGGGAAGACCTGCCAAAAATAACCTGCAAGAAAGCTATGGGTTATCTTCCGGGTTATGTGCAGGTAACCTGCAAGAAAGCTCTTCATCTTCATCTTCATCTTCATCTTTACCAACAACAACACCTTTAAAACCAGTAAGAGAGGAATCGCTCACTCATGAAAATCCAGTAACCTTAAATGATGGGAGCAAGAGACTTTCAAAAGCTCAAGGGGCATGGAACTATGCACAGTTAAAACCAGCTTCAAGAATAATGCCGGTTCAATTCAAGCCGGATGATCTTTCGGGATGCCTTGCGGTTTTACAGGTATATACTGACACAGAGATTCAAGACGCTATCACAAACTATGCAGAAATTAAGAACAGCCCTGATTATGAAATAGGGTTTGAATACGGTTCTTTTCAAGGATTTATGAAAAGCGGTGTTGAGAAGTTTATAAAAGACTCTGACCCCTGGGATAAATTCAGGAAAGAAGTTGCTCAAAACATCCCTAAAACCGATGTTTACCAGTTTAATCCAAACGATTTTGACGAAGAAGGGAATCTAAAATGAAAACAGTACTAGACTTTATGACAGCCTTAAATGACTATTTTGATGGGTTAAAGAACAAGACCGTTTCAAGCCTGATTATGCAAGAACTGGCATATATTAAGCCCTCTGATCTTGATAAACTGTTTAGACAGCTTATAATTTCACAGCCTGCAAGCTGGAAGCCGGATCTTAAAGCCATAATTGAATCAATCAAGGCAGCAAAGATTATACCGCTTCAAGAGCCTGGACAAGAAGAAGCTTGCCCTGTATGCAATGAAGTCAATCATAGTTCTGGAATATGCCGAAACTGTTGCTATGACCCTTCAAGAGATGGCACTCCAGAGCAATATCAAAAATGGTGGACAGACTGGAAAGCAGGGATTGAACCTCACTACGACATAAAAGACGTTCTTTCAGGGATTGAACGGAAAATTAAAATACAGGTTTGACAATGTATAAAAACAGTGGTATGTTAATAACATGGTAACAAAGAAAGCACCGGTTAAAAAGGTAGTGGCAAAGAAAAAGGCTCCAGTTAAGCCGAAATACGACAAGGCAGGTCAACCTACCAAGTATAGGCAAGAGATGTGTTTAAAAGCCTATGAGCTTGCTTCACAGGGCTTTTATGATGCCATTATTGCAAAAGAATTAGGAATTAATGCAGATACCTTATATGCTTTTAAGAAAGATCACAAGGAATTTTCCGAGTCCATCAGGCTAGGGAAGGAAGTTGCAGACAATAAAGTTGAGTTGACTTTGTACGAAATGGCACTTGGTCACAGCCATGTAGTAAAAAAACCGATGGTAGTAGGTGACGGTTTAGGGGAATCTCATGTTGAAATTGTTGAGTATACCGAAAAATTACCGCCAAACATGCATGCTATTGTTTTTCACCTCAAGAACAGAAAGCCGAAAGAATGGCGTGACAAACAAGAAATTACGCAAGAAACGACACTCGAGATCAAACACACGTTTGATCCAAAGGGGATTTAATGAACAAGTTTATTCAAGATGTATGGACAACGATAATCGGGGGAGTGATAGGATTGATTATTTGTTTAATAATTCAATGTGCTATTAAATATTTAACAACGGTTTAAGGGGTATAGTATGGGTTATAAAAGAGCAACGGCAAAAGAAATAATTAAACAGAACGGAGCTTGCAAGGGGATAAGCTGCAAAAATATAATAAATCAACCAATGTGTGTATTAAAAAAGTTTTGTGAGACTCCAGCTAGATCAAAGTGTGAGCGCATTGTTAAGGCTCATGATTGGCTTGCAAACCATCCAAAGAAAGGCGAAGAATTAAAGATTGGCACAGATAGAAATACAGATAAACTTGATTCTTATGTGCAAGAAAAGCCACAAAGAAACAACAAAGCCCTGCTTGAATCGCTTAATAAAGCGGTTACTGAAAGGCTTGATGACCCAAAGAATGTAGAAAAGGGCGAGTTTCCTAAACTTATGGGAATTGTTATTGACGGCATAGATGAAGAATATACTGAAGTTATTTCAGAATGTTCTAAAGCTATTGAAACAGGAAAGCTTATAAGTAAAAGACTCAGGGAAGAACTAGCAGACCTTGCAACCTTTTGCGCATTTGGAATAGTTTTGTGCGATAAAGAAAAGGGGACGAAATGAACATTTTTATTTTAGTAATTGTTGGACTGGTTGTTTTCTTACTTATTTCACTAGGGATAGACTTTACAAGGTTTATACAAGGGAAAAACAAGGAAGCTGAAAGTAATGACCCTCAAGGGTTAAAATGTGACTCAGGCGGGGTTTTATTCGTACAGGGTAATAAAACATATTACAATATGCCAAAAGGTGAACGCCGGTTAATTGCTGAATATGCAATGGACTTAACACCTGGTAGCCGTGACATGAATATGTTTTTGGCAACTATGGAGCAAGCACGCAAGGAAAAGATAAACGAAGCACGAAATGAGAGGAAAGAAGCTAAGTTGAGAATGGAAACCGTTGCCAAAGATGTTTCACGTGAAATAAAGATGAGTAAAAGATGATAGCCGAAACTATCAACAACGAAATTCCGGTTTACACTTTCTGGCAAAAGATACACCGCTTCTTTCTTTTCTGGATAGAAACATTCAAACACCCGAAAAAACTGGTATTAACTCAAGAACAGGCGGAATACATTGAAAGCCTTTTTATGGGCGGTAGTGACCCCGAAGCCATTGCAAGGGCAATGAATAGCCGTTGGGGTAGGGAAACATGGCTATATTTTCAGACCTTTGACGATCTTCCGGGGCGTTTTGTATTCAAGCCAGCCGATTTTGAGGTCGATGGGCTTGAATACCTCTGGTCAGCTATGCAGGCACAAGGGGCACTTGTCAAAAAGAAAGATGGGCTTTATTATCAATGTGATCACCCTATGGTGAAAAAACTTGCAGGGATTGCCGTAAATGCTCCAGTCCCTCAAAAAAAGGAAGTTTAAAGCATGAAAAAAGGTTATAAAGCAATCCCTGTTGATGCATGGATTATATCAGCAGCGGAATTTCTATCTATTTTGTCTTGGTGCGGTGCTACTGAGTACAGCATAACAGACTCAACTCTAGTTCTAGGTGATACTCAGGGCGGTATCGGGGATTACGTTGTAAAAGACGTTGAGGGTAATTTCTCAGTTTGGGAAGATGTAGACTGGTTAAAGTACAATGCTTTGACCGATGGCTATAATATTTCAGCATTACGTAGACCGTCAACTCAGTCGGTAAACATGACAGAAGCTTCTGCCGGTAGTACAGGTATTACCATTGCCGATAATGCAAACCTTGATTTTGGGACAGGTAATTTTGCAATTGCTTTTACCGGAGCGCTTGATTCTTGGGAAGAAGGATCCCTTCTTGTACAAAAGTGGGTAACAAACGTAGGCTATAAGCTTAGTATTCTTGCAGCAACAGGGCGTATTCAGCTAAAACTTAACACTGCTGACTATTTTTCCTCAGAAGCTCCAGACCTTGAAGATGGAACCAGTCATACCATAGTTGCCGTTGGAACCGTTGGAATCACGAATACAACAGTCGATTTTTATGTAGATGGCGAGATTCTCGGCGTTCAACAGACTGCTTTGAATCCGGGAACAGTATCAAATGCGGCGGCTATTTATTTCTTAGGTGATAGCGCAGCAAGAACAGCCGGGCAAGTATCTTTTGTTGCTTTATTCAGTAGGGCGTTGACAGAAAGCGAAGTTTTAGACCTTTACCGAAACGGAATCAATTATACAGACAAATGGGCTTCATCCTCGGCGGTTTATACAAGTAATTTCAGCGCAACGGATGACGGTTGGACAGCTTCGGCGGGTGCAGTTGCCGGAAACGTTGACGGTATAGCCGGGGAAGATGACTGGTTGAGTTTGACGGTTGATAATACAAACGCCGAGCATTATACCGAAAAAGCACTAGGTTTAACCGTTGGAAAGAAATACACTTATAATTACAAGTTTTTCTTGCCCGGTACTAATACCGCCGTAAATGGACTTCGTTTCTTTGCCAGCGATGGTGTTACACCGTATTCAAATATCCTTGGTGGTATTAACCTTCCACAGTCAGGAAGTTTCTTGGTTGATGATGTTTCTCAGGGCGTGCGTATTTATTTATACAACGGCGGGGATATTGTATTCGAGGAAGCCACAGGAACAGACGTTGCTTATGTAAAGGGAATAGTTGTAACCGAGGAAGGGGCAAGACTTGCACTACAACCAGAGGGAATACAAATTGACAAATGGTACGATGCTTCAAGCAATGGGTTAAACGCAAGCTATCCAGTCGACGGAGCGTCTTTGGTAGTTCCCTTGTCTGCAAGAACGAAACAGCCAACACCAACAGCCGAAACGACTGGAGCAGTTACGCTTACGATAGCGAGACTGTTGACCGGTATCATAACAGGGACCCCGGATTCACCAAGAGCTTACACTCTTGACACAGGAGCCAACATTGACGCACTTAACCGGTTTAATATAGGCGATTTTATTGACTGGGTTATCATAAACAACGATACAACAGCAATAAACATAATTACTGTTACGGCGGCGGCAGATCATACAGTCGTAGGTGTAATGGATGTTGCAGCGAATAATGCACTAACCGGCGCATTGTGGGGAAATTCGGCAAGATTTAGAACCGTAAAAACAGGCGTTGCAACTTACGTTACATACAGAGTTTAAAAGGGGAACAAATTGGCAACACCAAAGAAACCGGCTCCATTGCCAGTAAAAGCAAAAGAACCGGAAAAGACAAAAGAACCTGAGATTAATCAGGACGTGAAAGACTGTCCGAAATGTGGAGACAAAGCCGTCAAACCGTATAAGGATAAACACGGTTTATGGCGTTGCCATTGCTCACACCCTAAATGTGGGTACTGGGATTCTCAGTGTTATAATACCGCTAATGATGCCGTAAACGGTTGGAACTCGACAAAGGCTCCAGAGGACAGATCGGGTTGGTAGTAGAATCATCGGTTACTTTGACCGATGACCAGAAAAAAGCAATGGCGCTTATCCGTGAGGGCAAGCGCCATACTCTTTTATACGGTGGGTCAAGATCGGGAAAAACCTTTTTAATCATGCTCTGTATAGTTATTCGGGCTTTAATGTATCCGGAGTCAAGACACCTTGTGTATAGGTTAAGGCTTAAGGATGCCATTCAATCACTTTGGATGGAGACTTTACCCAAAGTGATAGCCTTGTATAAAGGTTTGGGGGGTATGGTCAAAATGAATGAAACCAGACACGTCGCAGAATTCCCAAATGGTGCCGAAATATGGGTAGCAGGTGTTGACGATGCCCGATCAGAAGATAGCGTACTGGGGAAAGAATACGCAACGATATATGCAAACGAAGCTAGTCAAATCCCTTTTATGACCGCATGGAAGGTAAGAACAAGGCTTGCTCAAAAAGTTCACGGATGCATTAATCGAGAATTCGTTGATCTTAATCCAACTACAAGAGCGCACTGGACGGCAAAGGAATTTGTAGACAAAATAGACCCTGCACACGCAAAGCCCGGAGATAAAAGACCGGTTGACAATCCTTCTTCCTATGCATGGTATCAGCTTAATCCAGGCGGTAATACTCAGAACTTAGACGCCGATTATCTTAGATCCTTACAAAATGCACCAGAAAGCATGAGAAGGCGCTTTTATGAGGGTGAATATGCCAGTGATAATTCTCTTGTGGTTTTTCCTTTTCCAGATACAAGCTTTTACGCAGGCAAAGACTTTGAGAACTGGGTAAAAGAAGTAGGGTCAGGTAATGTTCGGCTTGCTGCAGGTTTAGACTTAGGGTTTGAGGATGCCGATGGTTTTGTAATCGTTGCATATTGCCCGAAGTTTGACAGAAACATGAATAAAGCAAGGGATGAAATAGAAGCTGCAAGGAAAGGGCGAGACGTTGATCAGAAAATTCCAGAGTCTTTGCGTAAAAGATGGCTCATTTATGAATATAAAGCACGTAGAACAGGTTTGTCAGACCTTGCAAAAGCGGTACAAGTTGGATTGAAATGGGCGGAAAAGAGATCAAGTGAACTCGGCTTATCCTCGGCAAACATTTTAATCTACTCAGACACAGGCGGGGGCGGTGCAAAAATGGTTTATGATCTTAGAACAGAACATAAATTACCAGTATTACCCGCTTATAAACGTGACAAGCTCGCCGCTATTGAGATGCTTCAGGATGATGTCAAAGAAGGTCGGTTTATGGTGCCAGCTGATGGGGCTTTTGCACAGGAAGCTGAAAGCATTGTATGGACTAAAGACCCTGAAACAGGCGAGGTTATACGAACAATTGACGATAAACAGTACCATCCTGACATTATGGACGCTATTTTATACGCTATGCGAGCGGTTTGGGTTCAATCTGTTGGTAATGTATAATAAAATATACTTGACAGATATAAAAAAGGATACTATACCTTAATGTATGGTATACAAATGGATACAGAAACAAGTAGAAAAAGCGGTAAAAGAATACCTTGACCGACTTCCCGATAGTATTATCATTCCAGCGGTTGCCAAAGTGATGAACTCACAGGGCTTGACCGAGGGAAACTATAAAAAATTAGTAGAAACAGCCACAGGTGAAAAAACCGTGACCATTTATTTTGGGAATGGAGATTTTGCCGTAATATCAAACGGAAAAAGACAAGATAAAGGCGGTCCCGGATGGTAAAACCAATCGAAGGGAAAAACGAAAAGTATACAAATGATGAAGCCCTTGAAATAATCGGGCTTATAGGTCGTTTATATGGCTATTCCTCGGCAAGAGAAGCAAAGTTTAACAGAAACTTGAACAGATATTATAATTCCGGTCGAAACGTAGGGGATGCAAGTGCTACGATCTGGAACCCTGGTTATCAGTCAGTAGGTTTTAACCGTATTTTTTACGACGATGCAAGCGTCCAGACCCGATTAAACGTGATTAAAAGCGCAATTGACACAGTAACCTCAAAATTATCCCAGGCTCGTGTAAGACCCTTCTTTGATGCAGTCAAGGGCGATTATCAGACCATAAAAGCAGCGCGATCTGCACAAATATTTTTTGATCAGTTCTTTGACACTCAAAAGATATACGAAAGGGCGCCGGAAACCGCAAGGGCTTCAATGTTATTTGATGGCGGGCATTTTTGGATTGATGAAGAATCCATGATGATAACGCCTTTGCCTCACTGGGAACTTTATGTAAATCCTTACGAAGTAAATGCCGTAGGTATCAAGAATGTAACTATGGGGATGGTAAGGAAACAGAATTATCCTGTTTCTTCTGTCAAGCAACAGTTTCCCGGCGTAGAATGTTTGAAAAAATACAGTAATTCTGCAAGGGATGGCGTTGTTGAGTTTATTATTTTCTACGATCTTGAAAAGGGTAGCAAGTGGTTTATATGCAATAAAAAGATAATTTGGTGTAAAAAAATAGAATATGCCCGGCTTCCAGTAACTTCAATTTGGTGGGCAAAGCCGATTTTAGGATGGTCGACAACTTGCCTTGCGGATGATCTTTACACGATACAAGTAACAATTGACGAAATACAGTTAAGAATTGACCAAGCAGTCAAGCAATCGCCTTTTAATACCGTATATATACCTCAAGGGTCGGATATAAAGGCAACAATGCTTTCGAATGAAGCAGGGCTTGCAGTTCCATACCTTGAAGGTCCGGGCGGCGGGATGCCGGTTATAGCTACTCCAGCCCCGATCTCGCCAATGTATACGCAACTTTTGGATAGTTATATATCAAAGGCTTATGAGCTTGCCGGAATTTCTCAATTATCCGCACAGTCAAAGAAGCCGGCGGGGGTTACCTCTGGAGTGGCTTTCCAGACCCTTGAAGATGTGGAATCAGAACGCTTTAATGTTATAGTGCAAGATTACATACACCAATTTGTTGAGCTTGCAGAACTTTGCGTAGAAGTTTTTCCAGAGGGTGCCGATGTTTTACCGGATACAATGGACAGGGCAAAAGTTAAATGGGGCGATATAAAGAAACAACGTGATTTATTTCGTGTACAATTTTCCGCCGGCTCGGCTTTATCAAAAGACCCAGCAACAAAGATCCAACAGATTCAACAGCTTCAAAGTTTGGGTATCAATTTACAACCTATACTTCCACAGCTTTTGGAATTGCCAGACCTTGAGACGGCTTACAGTGTTACGACTTCAAGTTATGACTATGTGCAAAGCGTAATAGAAAGAGCAGCCGAGACAGGGAAAACCGATTTTGTTGAAGTTGTAAACATGGAAATGCTTTTCGCAGAAACTACACGCTGGATTTTAAGACTTTCAGCCGATGAAGCAAACAAAAAATACATTGAAAACCTGATATCTTTACTTGAAAAAGTTCTTAAGGCTCAAAAAGCTGCTACAGAACCAGAACCGGCTCCGATGCCGATGCCTGAGAATGTACCAGTACAGCAAAATATACCGCCGGTTATGATGCCGGTACAAGGAGGAGTTTAACAGCATGGACACCGAACAAATGATAACAGAGTTAATCGATGTCGTGCGGACTTTGTGCGAACGCGTACAGTGGCATGATGAAGTTTTAGATGATCTGACACAAAAGAAGATCACAGACCGGCTAGACGGCATCGAAAAAGAATTTGGATGCTTTACAGGCGGATTAAATGACATCATTGACGGTAGACGCAAGAGGGAATACACCGACGGTTTAAGATCAAATAAACCAGAATTCGGTAAGTATGAAGATATCGGGAAAAGGTTTGGTATTGATGTTTACGACACAGTAGCAAACAAAACATTCGATATGCCAGACGAAGAGCGAGAGGGAGCAATCGGCGAGATGATGTCAGAATTATCTTCAAAGTTTGATGACCTTATAGCTGCCCTTGAAACGCATAATCAGCACGAAAAAGCGGAAACTCCAGCAATGGAAGCAGCAGAACACGCCCCGGAAAGCGGAGCGGTTGAAATTGAGGTTCAGACAGGTGTTAAGCCTGATCAGAAAATTATAGAAATGGCTCGAAAAATGAAAGCTCGAGCTGAGGGGAAGGAATAAAACAGAATGGCATTCGCAACCACACCGGGCTTTAGCTCGGCAAACGCACTTGCGGTTCTTAAAGAATCGTATGCAGAAAAAGAGGTTCAGAACCTTATTGAACGGAATTCGCCAACTTTGGCAAAAATCCGCAAAGTACCGGGATACGGTAAATATTACGTAATCCCGATGTTGTATTCACGAGGTGGCGCTGTTACCTCTGATTTCACAAAACTAACCGCTTTGATTGGAACAACCGCACACAACAAAAGTATGCAGGTAACTTTCGGGCAAATTTTTACTGGTTTTTCAATCAGTCCAAAAGAACATTTGGCTTCTGAGTCTGAACCCGGCGCCTTTGTCCAGTTAATTCGGGAATACTATTTTGCTTCTACAGAAGCACTTAGAAAAACCGTTGGACTGGCAATATTTGGCATGGGTTACGGAGAAGTAGCTCCAGTTCTTTCCGTAGACGCTGTAAACCAACTTTATATCACTATGAGTCAATTTGGCGCTATGGGTATTGATATCGGTAGTTCTGTACAGTTTGCAACTGGACCCACTCCAGAAGGTGCATACCGTGCAGGTGGTGCCGTTGTAGTATCAAAGATTGATGATAATGGCGATGACACTGTTACTGTTACCTTTGGTTCAGCTTATGGTGCAGCCGTTGCCGTTGGTGACTGGATGGAACTTGACGGCGCTAGAAGCTCCGGCGGTGACCCTTTACAGTTTGTCGGTTTTCGTGGATGGCTTCCAACTATTGGAAACCGAACAGGTGCAACATGGAACGGTTATATCGCAACCAGCTTCTTTGGTGTAGATCGCTCTGTTTATCCAACACGTTTGGGCGGACAGTTTATCCTTAGAGATACTGGAGCCGGTGAAAAACTTTCAGCAGCCCTTACTCGTGGAGTTCGTGCCGTAAGACGTGCCGGTTCTGTACCTGATATGATCGTACTTAATGACGTTGACTTTGGTACAATCATAGAAGAATTGAAAGCTAACCAGTATCAATGGCAAGCAATCAACGGACCTAATGCCGGCGGACAGCTTAAAGCTACTTCTGGAATCAGTTCTTTGATGTTTGCTTTCTCAAATACATGGGTACAATATGTAGTAGATGACCCCTATTGTCCAGTTGGCTTTGGTTATGTACTTGAAACTGAATCTGTTGGAATCTCTATGCTTTCTAATAAAAAGCCAATTGATACCGAAGTTCCAGTAACCAATGAAGGCGGTTCACCTAAGATATCCAGTCAGGATATGCCACCAATGGAATACCGCTGGAATATCGACGATCTACTTGCAACGGCTCCAAGTGACACGATCGACGGTCAAGGTGCCCGAATTACTACCCAGTTCTTTGGTGCTTTCTTTGTTCGTAATCCTGCACATTGTGCAGTTGTAAAGTTTGCTCCAACTACTGCCTGCTAAAAAATAGGGCGGGGGCTTAGGCTCCTGCCCTTTCCTTACCTGCTTCATCCTGTTGAGGGACAAATCAAAATGACAATAGCCGAAATTATAGCCGCCGCAAGGCAATACACTCAGATTACAGGGTCAACATGGTTCACAGCAACCGATGAACTACGCTCAGTTAATCGTGCATACCGTGACATTTACGAGAAAATACTAGACTCAAATGACGAATTCTTTATAACTGAAATTACCGTACCTGTTTCAACAATGACGTTAATCAGGGATAATACATATTCTTACAACTTGCCCGCCGATTGGCACAGACTCAGAAAACTTTCCGCCGTTTTACCACAGGGCGAGAAACAACTAGAACGGCTTGACCCTCAAGAGATTCAAAGATATGAGGGGTACAGGTTTTTCGGGAATACTTTAAGGATTACCTTTCAAGATAATTACGATGATTTTAGGCTTGAATATTACCCTTCTCCTGTAGAATATACTTTACCAGCGGAAACGGTTGTTTACCCTCCTCAGTTAGAACCTTTGATTATTGCTTATCAGATAGCAATGGATATTACAAAGGCACAAAACGGAGACGCAACAAAGCACGCCGAGGAATATCAACGCCTTTGGATGCGGTTTGAGAACGCAACAAAGAAAAGGGATAATTTTAGATATCCTAGAATTGCAAACGTATACCGCTCAACTTATCCAGGATGGTAAAAAATGGCAGAAATTAAACCTTTAGAACTTAGGGCTTCAATAAACACAGATACCACACCGGATAGTTTGCAAACTTGGGATGCACAAGCAAAGGTTATTAAAAATACTGGAATTGAAAGGGATGGTGGGGTTACAAACCTTTATACTCAGGTTGAATCAAACAGTCAGTATGATAAAACCTTTTACACTCGAAACGATAAGCGAGTTAGGCTTCTTTACGATGCCTTAAACAATGCTTATCGGGTCTTTTCTAATGCCTTAGAGGTTGGAAGGGTGCCACCGTGGAGCGTAGAAAGCCGGAAAGTGGTTACTATTGACGCTAATGATGTTATGGCAACCACAGACGATAAATTTCTAGTTTTACGGCTTTCTTCCTCTGTCGCAACGATACAAGAGGTAGACAGCAACTTTGTTTTAATTCAGCAAAGATCCTTTGCAATTCCCGCAAATATTACCGATGGTATGTTAGTCAGAAACAAGGCTCCTACATGGGCAAACGTGACCAGCATAGTAGGAATTTTTGCAAATTCAGCAAAACTTAATCATATTATAATCACGGATGCAGGCGTTACCTATACAATGGCGGGGCAAACAGGCTTTGTAAATGCCTCTCAAGTTTTCGCATATTATGAAAATGGTTGGATAGTTTCAGCAAATGATAAAACAGACAATAAAACATTCTTGCTAAATTCAGCTGGCGTTCAACAGGGTACTTATACAGAAGCGGTTTTTATTGTAGCAAATTATAACCAGGGTACAGGGCTTGTTTCCTTTATCGGCTATAGAGACGTAATAACTCTAGGTACGGCAGGCACTTATGGCAACGCTTTCACGCCTCCAGCTGCTCCTTTAGGGGTCTGGGTAATTACAGCCCTGACTAATGGTTTAACAACTCCTGTTGCCCTTCTATACACGTTTGGCGGGTTTGAAATGTGCTATGGCGGAGCAACAAAAAGCGTATTCTATAATAATAACACAGCAACTAATAGAACATGGGTAATTGGACATTCAACACCTGTTGAAATATACGGATATATTGACAATGGGGCGGACGTTGCCTTTAAGGTTCATACAATTTTGGGCGATGGTGCTTATATTTCAGCTTCATTCCTTGCCGATGGTATCGGGGTGCCTATAACCGAAGTTGGCGAGCTTAATGCTTTTTATCTTCCACAGGTTCTAAAATGTTCAGATGGATGTTATAAAATAGTATACAGGCGAGGCGATGGGGCTTTTGCTTCAGTACAGCTTTCAACAGCTGCAAGTATTGACAGAATGCAAGAAATTGCCCCAAACATAGTCAAAATTAACACGACATCGGCTCTTTGCATTGTCGATACTAATGATAATGATCTTCAATATGGTGGCAATGCCTTTAATGGCTTCGTGATAATGGGGTTTGACGCCGTTTCTCCGGTGCAAAAAGCTTTTGTCGCACGTTATAGAGGGGATTGGGGCGGGTCGGTTGACACAAATTACAAGTCTACAGGGGCGGTTTTAGTTGGAACACCTAATCTAATAGTCATCCCTGAAAGCCTCTCTTATACTCCAAACAATGAAACCATAGATATTTACTATGGACCTCCTCCATCTTCTTTAACTTATTACCGATCTATAAAAGATGGCTTTGCTCAAATGGTTAAAACCAATCTTTTGGGAACTCTTTACGTAGACGATTTAATCGTACCACCTCCTATTGGCGTTGAATATTACGAACAAACGATCTCATTAGTGGGGTCAACGGTTATTCGGGAACTACAGCTAGACGGATACCAGCTGTTAAATGAAATAATCGGGAACTTTATATCTTTTGTGCTATACGGAAACCTCTATTTATTCGATCAAGATTGGATTTACCTAGCTTCTTTGTCAGGAAACGTACTCCAGAATAAAAGCAAAGTCGCAAATGCTTTGGGCTTGCAATTCCTTGCAGAAAGTCCAACGGCAATATATTTCTACTCAGGGTTTGACAATTCCATTTATATCTTTGACGGCGGTCAGGCAGTATCAAAACAAAGCCGTTTCTCACAGAAAGGGGCAATCAGGGCGGCGGTTTTTAGCCCTTATGAGAACACTTTAGGCATTTTCCTTGATAATTCAGTTATATGGAACCGTGACGGCGTAATGTCAGAAACCTTTTTGCCATTAACCTACCCTTACGATATCTTTTCAACTAGCGCCGGAATCTGGATATCTCAAAACAAATATGCCGTAAAATACCTTTATTCAACTATCACAGGGGGCGGTGGTAGTCCGTCGGTTATAGTTATTGACCTTGACCTTGACGGTGGTATATGGGGAACAGCTTACGCAGATGATTATGATGGCGGGATATGGGGAACGCCTTACGTTGACACTTTGGATGGCGCTCCGTGGGCGGGAACCTCTGGGGGCGGAAGTATAGTTGACCCTTTAATCTGGAAATCTCAATTTTTAGGCTTTAACGATAAGATGAAGCAAATAATTGACAGGTTTACTTTTAGGGTGTATAAACAAGACAAGGTGCAAAGCCTTATATCATTCGTTTATTCAGCATACTACGAAAATGGCATGATATCAGAAACCGGCTCTGTAATAATAGGAGACGCAAACAATCCCTATGATACAGATGGCTATGCTTATGTGGAATTTGTACCAGCCAATAAAAACGCCGTTGCAAGTGCAATACAGCTTACTTGCGTCGATAAAATTGTGCTTGTAGCAGGGTTTGCCGAGGTAACAATGCCGAATGTATCAATCGCAAAGAATAGGAGCTAAACATGGCAAATGATTATAATTTAGACTTTTCTAAAATGGACTTCAGAGGGGATGCTTTTAAAAATGCATTTGCAAAAGGTTTTGCCCAAACTCCTGCGGGGTCAGCTAATCCAATGGCAGGTTTTACAGGTACAGGGTTAGTAGGTGGACCACAGTCAGCAGGGGGGACAAACGCCGCTGCAAACACAAGTGGTAGTTCTAAAGTCTCAGAAGGACCAGCCCCTATTATGGGAACAGTAAACGCTCCAGCGGCGGTAACGATGGGAACCGTAGCACCACAAAGAACAGTAACGAGGGGGACGGTTGAAAAAGCCGCCGATCCTACTTTGGGAACAGCAACTTTAAAAGAGACAACTTACGATAAACCCACATATAATGCCGTCAATCCTAATCAACCAATGTCTGAGCAACAGCAACAGGCAGTAAAAGGGGCGGCGGCTAATAGAGACGCTTACGACGCATACACAAGGCAAGCTCTAGGATCAAGCGTAGAAGATACCATGAGTAAAGCAGGGGCGGCGGCGGCTCAACAGGCTCAAGGCGTTTCCGATCAGGCAGTACAGCAAGCTATAAAAGCCGCTAAGTCATCCGGTGCAATGGGTGGTAAAGCCGCTCTAGCTGCCACTGGTACGGCGGCGGGAGCTTATGGGGCGGCTCAAGATGCGGCAAGAAAGGAATATTTCAACACCGCTCAACTAGGGGCAACTTTAGGAGCCGAAAACGCTGGACGATTACAGAAAGCAGCGGATGACCAGACTCAGAGATATGGCATAGACGTTGGAGCCAACACTCAAAGATATGGAACAGACGTGGGGGCGGCGGCTCAAAAATACAGCTCAGAATTAAGCGCAAACCAACAGAAATACGGCGTTGATGCAAGTACAGAAATGGATAGATATAAAGCCATATTAGCAGGTAATCAACAGCGATATGACACAGATGTTGGAGCTGCAACCTCAAGATATGGTACAGACGTTGGCGCCGAACAATCCCGATACAATACCGATGCGGGTTTAGCTTCCTCAAAGTATAATACAGACGTAGGGGCGGGTACTTCCAGATATAACACAGAGGCAGGGCTAGCGGCACAAACTTATAATACCGATGTAGGGTCAAGAGATCAACGCTATGGGGTTAATGTAGGTAATGCAGTATCTCAAGAACAGCTTGCTAACGAACGGCGAGGGCAAGATTTAGGGCTAGTCAGTCAGGGAATAGGGGCAGCGGGCGGTGTTTTTGGAGCTTTAGCAATGTCAGACAGAAACCAGAAAACCGACATAAAGCAAGAAAAAATGACAAAGGGTTTAGACTCTTTGCGCTCATTCTCATATAAATATAAAAAAGGTCCAGCTTATGAGGGCGGACGTAAAGAAGCCGGAGTTATGGCTCAAGACCTTGAAAAAACAGCCATGAAGCCCGCCGTGGTTCAAACTCCAATAGGCAAGATGATTGACACTAAAAAGCTTGCTACGATGAACACAGGGGCGTTATCAGAACATGAGAACCGCTTAAAAGCAGTAGAAAAAGCCCTTTCATACTTAGGGACGATGAAAAAAGGAGCTAAATAACATGGACGCAGATTTTAGACAGCCAACAAATACAGGGAAAGTACCAACATTTGCAGAAACTCAAGAACTTATGAGGCAAGAAACCGCAAGAAAAGCCTTGATTGAGGCACAAGAGAGAGAGAAAAAGGCAGAACTAGACCGACTCGCCTTGATAAAAAAGAATAAAGACGCCTTTGAAGCAGAAAACAGGAATGTTACACCATTCACAATGCCCGGAGAGAACGAAGGAAACAAGCTAGGAATGGCGGCGAATTTGCCTATACAAGAGAAAATCAAAGATACTAATGCACTTTTACAGGCGTCAGGTGTAAAACCTCAATCGAATATTATGGGGAACATAGATACTGCAAGGAAAGAACAGACAGCATTTAGGCAACCAGTATCCGCAAAGACTCCAGACCCTCAAGAACTTGCAAGGCTCAAGAATCCGACAACCTCGGCAACAGAATTGGCAAACGCCCCGCCCTCACAGGCAAAGGCAGTTATTGACAAGCTCAAAGAGGAAGAAAAAAGAGGGGGACCAAACTTCTTTGACATAATTGAAGCCGCCGCCGCCGGATGGAATGGCAACGTGCCAGCATATATAAAAAAGGCTCTTGCACAAAAAGAGCAAGAACAAGCACTGGAAAGAATGCAAGTACAAGCTGACACACAAGCTCAACAGGAAGCGGAAAACAGAGCATTCCAGACAGCTCAATTTAATGAAGAGATGGCATTAAAGGAAAGAATAGCGGGCTTAAACCCTGCAAGCGGTTTAGGTGCCAGATTATCAGTACCGGGCTTCTTAGGGGGTAAATAATGGCGTTTAACTGGGAAGATGTAAAAGCGGGCGGACTTGGTGCGATTGACGAAGCTCTTTTCGGTTTGCCAGAGTATGCACTAAAAAAGCTTGGTAAGCGTCAAGAGGTTGAAGATTATATAAAAAAGAACGAAAAAGCATATAGAACAGGTGAAACCGTTGGAACTATTGGCAGTATGTTTATTCCAATACCAGGTGCAGGGGCGGTAAAAGCTGGCACGATGGCGGCAAAGGGATTAAAAGCAGCGAAAGCCGCCGATACTGTTACTGATCTGGCACGACTGGCAAAAGGGGCGGATACTGTTTCGGATGTTGGACGGCTTATAAAAGGCGTTGACACAGCGGCGGATATAGGGAAAGCCGCCGATACTGGAATAAAACTTAAAAAAAACATAGATTTTAGCAAACTTGCGACAAGGGGCGCTCTTGCAGGCGGTGCAGAATCCGGTGTCAGGGGAATAACTTCTGAAAAAACGCCAGCCGAAATACTCAAAGATATACAGACAGGTGCGTTATTTGGAGCCGGGGGAGGTGTAGTTGGCGGTGTTTTAGGCAATAACCTTAAAAGGTATGCCTCAGAAGCTGCAGAAGGTGCGGAAAAGGCTTATTTAGGTACAACCGATCTGGTTAGAAAGCAAGCTCTTGCACACTTAAAAGATGTTGCAGGAGCAGGAGCGAAAGGGTTTGGCAAATTAAGCGTTGCGGATAAAGCCAGAAGGGAACTTGTAAGGGTAGGAAAAGAAATAGGCGCACATATTCCCGGTAAAATGGACGAAGCTATATTTGAAAATAAAAAAATGTGGAAAGCCCTTGATGATGTAGTTGAAAACGCTATGCCTAATGTCAGAGGGTCGGAAATATATTCAGAGGCTTTAAACAAGTTGGACATGGACGCTTTATATGCTCAGTTTCCAAAGGCAGAGGTAGACGGCTTTCTAAAACAAGTATTAGTTGACGGTGTAGACCGTTCAGGGCTTGCGAATTCAAGGGCTTTTCTTAGTGATCTAATTGACGCCGCAAATAATAAAAGCACAATAAAAAGCGGTAAAGATGCAGCCACACAGCGGATGCAAAAAGAAATTGCAAAAAGCTTAAAAACAGGCGTTGACGAAATTGTCATGGATACCGCAGAAAAAGCTGGGTTAAACATAGACTTTAATAAACTTAAAAAAGATTATTTACCAATGAGAGCCTTTGCAGAATCTGGGGCTATTGATTCCATAGTTCCAACTAAAACCTTTCTGGGTTCTCCAACTATGGAAAAACTGGCAATGTCAGGGGCGGGAAGTGCTTTAGGCTTTTCTCAAGGGGACGATCTTGAAACAAGGCTTAAAAATGCCGCTATTGGCGGGGTCGGTGGGTTTGCAGTTAAAAAAGGACTCGAAAAACTTATAACAAAAGGAATCGCCTCTACAGCCCCGCTTGCCGGACTTGCAAGCGATGCCCTTGAAAAGATCGCTCCAGAAGTACTTGAAAAGGCAGGGGCAACGATTGGCGGGCAAGCCGGCTCTGTTATATCCAGAAAAGTACTTGATGAAGTTCAACCAGAGACACCAAAGGAAGCAGAGGCAGCAGAAACAGCCGCCGTATCAGATAATGAACCGGTTTATTTAAGCCGTGTTCTGCAAAAAATGCAGGATTACGCTATTGCAAACGGCGTTGACCCTGAAAGTCAAGAATTTCAAGACTTTGCCGGTCAAGTTTATTCAGCGACAGGCGGTTTTGACCCTGAGAAAATCGGCTCAATTCTCTATACAGACCCCGGCGAGCAAGCTTCATATCTGAAAGCCCTGCAAGTTTCAAAAGGTTTGAGGGAAGTAATGCCAACAGCAACAGCTAAAAAAGCCGGATTATTTGACAAAGCAACAGCCGAGGAAGATCTGGCAAGAGGTACGGCAATTGACAAGCTTTCTGCTTTAGTTGGAGACGTTGCAAAAGAAGCGGGAACAGAGGCTTATGCTAAAAAAGCTCTGACAAAGATACTCAATTCAAATGATGATCCCGAACGAAAAGCACAACTTGTCAAGACGTTGCTTTCTGGGTATGGTGTAGACATAGACGAGCTGGAAAGCATGGGAGTTGTATAAAATGAACGCTTTTAATCCGCAATTGATAACAGACCCTAGATTGAATCCTAATGCCTCAATTCCTATGGATATACCACCACCCTTACCACCGGCTCCTATAGCCCCGCCAGTGACGCCTCAACCGGTATTTATACCAGTACCAATGAAAACGCCAACGCCTCAAAAAAAGGCTTTGTCAGTATCCTCGGCGGTAGCTAGAAAAGCGCAAGGTATTTACCCGGCAGAACAGCAAGCAAAGCAAAAAATGATTGATAATTCTAAGCCTGCAAGACCGGCTCCAACTGGAGCATGGGGAACAGCTGAATGATAACGCCGATTAATCCGGTCTTAAATGACGTAAAAGACAGGGAGGAAGTCAGAAAGGCACTTTTAAACCTTGCTAAACAGTTAAACGAGCAACACGAAGCAGATAGAAAGAATTTTCAAGCACTACTTGCAAGGTTTGGCTCAGAGCTTAACTATACAACTTTTGACATTGACGGAGTTCTCCAATCTTTCGGCAAGGCTCGGCAATATAAAGACCTGATAACAGCGGCGGCAAACCTTAGACCGGGCAACACGCCGCCAACTTATGCAGCTTTTTTAGGTGGTATTTATGCCCCTAGATTCAATGCCGGTGTAGCAGATGAGGTTTACGGCTCTTTTGAATTGCAGCATGATTACTATGAAGGGTCAGATATGTTTTTCCATGTACACTGGACACCTACGACAACAAACACCGGTAATATAGTTTGGGGAGTAGAATGGACGATAGCCAATAATGGCACGGTATTTTCTTCTGTATTGACAGCTTTGGGGACACCAACAGCGGCGCCGGGTGTAGTGGCTCAACACGTAGTACAAAACGTGTTATTAATTCCAGGTATAGGCTTAAAAATAGGGGCGGTTTTTAGCTTTCGCTTGTTTAGACAGAACGGCGGTACAGATACTTTCACAGGGAACGCTTTTTTACATTCAGTAGGGATACATTATGCGGCGGACACTTTGGGGAGCCGTCAAGTTTTTACAAAGCAATAGGAGACAAAGAAAATGAATTTACCATTTTATGACGATCATTTTGGAAAATGCCCGATACTTAAAGGGCGTGGGGTTATTGGAGCTTCTACGGTTAATATTTATGCTTTAATACAAAATATTAATTGGGACATTGTTTTTCTAACGGCTCATGAATTAGATATCACAAGTTCTAGCAATGACGATGCCTTTGCAGGCACAGGAACTAATAAAATTGTTATCTATGGACTAGATAATGATTTTAACCCTTTAGCCGAAGAAGTAACAATGTCAGGGCAAACAGCCGTTACTACTCTTAATAAATTTCGCCGAGTATTTGCAGCCTATGCAACTATCAACGGTCTAGGAAGTGTAAACGCCGGAGACATTTATATAGTCAAAACAGGTACAAGCACATGGACAGCCGGAGTTCCCGACACCTTAACAAGCGGATGTATTAAAATGCTAGTAGGTGATAATCTTGGTTATTCCGGACTTTGGACAGTACCAAGAGGCAGGCAATTTCATCTTGAAAATATGATACCAGTAGGAAACAAAGCCGCTTCTTTAGAAGTAAGGGTAGGTTATCCCGCCGAAAATGTTAATCGTGGACCATACTCAATTTATAAAGTTGACGTTGGAACCGGTGTAGGTTCTGTTGGAGGGGCACCTGATATTTATTTACCAGAAAAAACCGATGTTTATTGCAAAGGAATTGCCCTTGCAGCGTCAACTATTGTTTCAATGCTTTTGAAGTTTAAAGAGGTTTAATCATGCCAACTACAACCGCAAGAATATTACAATCACACGGATTAAATGCCAATAAATCGGCGATACTTGCAAGAGAAATAGGCTTAACCGATGACACAGAACAGCCGGTAATAGGTTCAACTGTTGGCGGTGCAAAATATTTAGGGACAGAAGAATTTCTGCAAGTAGTGACAGCGGTACCGGCTGCTATTCCTATTTTAAGAAGATCACAGACCATTATTGAATGTAATACAGCAACGGCGGGGGCAGATATTGCCCTTGATATCCGTAATGGGGCACAGGTAGCAGGGTACACCGTTAAGGTTTGCTCTGTTGGTAGTGCCAGCAAAGCGGTAAACGTGCAATATGCAACAGGGGTGATTTTTGTAGTTCCCTTTATGGGGACAAAAGAATTTGTCTGGAGTGGTACTGCATGGGAACCTTTAGACGCGTCGCAACCTGTAGTAATATTACCATTGACAAGTATTCCAGCCGGTAATGTGACTTATACTTTACCGGTAGAGCCTCGTTTATATACTTGCTTCATTCCAAAGGCTTATTTAGTTGCCTCGGCGGGGGGACCCTTTGCTCTTACAATTACAACTGGAGTTGCTGGCAAAGAGACAATAATTATACCCCTTTTAGTGGCAGGCTCTACAATAGCAGCAGGAAAAGAACTTCCTGTTTATGTAGATTCAGAAGGCAATGTTTATTCTTCATATCAAAGAAACGGACTAGGAACAGGATTTGATGCTGATACAGTTGACGGCGTCCAAGGAACTTCCTTGTGGTATTCATCATCAGGGACTGGAGGCAGTGACGGCAACGGAGGACAGCCTCCAGCACCGAAGCCGAATAAAACAGGGTATGGAACTGCTGGGTATTTTACAGGTTCAGACTATGCTTCTTCGGGGTCTGTTGTATCAACACCTTCGGCAACAGGAATATGGAAAGGTTTTGTAACAGGGTATGGATTAAGTACATCTTTAGGAGACACCTTTATCATTGCAGGCAGTTCTAGTTCAGTAGCAACTACTATAGGGGCAAATGTTAGGATAATATGGGAATTGGTAACACCATGATAAATAAAACTAATGAACCTATAGTTTTACGCAAAGATGGCAGCTATGCGATTACACTTAATAACTTACCTTATGGGGTGGAATTAAACAGCGAGCTACATACTGAAGTCGAAGCCTACCTCAAAGACCATCCAGAAGCCTTGGTTGACGAACCTAAGCCTCCAGAGCCAACAGAAGCAGAACTTAAGCAAAGCTTGCTTAATGATGCTCGTATTTACCTCTCTTCAACAGATTGGTATGTCACAAGGTTTACTGAGACAGGCAAAGCAATACCTCAAGAGGTGTCGGCTAAACGATCAAAGGCTAGAATGCTTCTTTAAATCTCTCTATGCTTTGCACAATTTCGGGCGAGGCATAGCGTTCAAATTTGTATTTACCATCTTTACAAAGGTACAGCGTAGCGCACTGGTCAGGATTTACTCTATCGCCAGTATCCATTGAAGCCATTGAATACGCAGCGTTTTGTAAAACGTGCCATTTAGCTTTAGCCCCTGTTTTAATATCAATTAAAGTTCTTTTACCGGCTATAACGGCTAGTAGATCAAAGGTGCCACAATAACGCTTGCCGTTTATAGCGTGGTTAATTCTACACTCTGTTTTAATTGCATAGGGTTTCTTATCTTGACACCAAAGCGCAAAGGCGTTGACGTACTCCAAAGAGGCTAAAAATCTACCCTCGGCGTCATAGCGAATTCCTTTAATATACCTTTCGCAAAGCTCATGCACAGCGCTTCCTCTGTCCCTTGCCTCGGTGGTATAAAATTTGTTGTTTATAATTCCAGATTCGGTTAATATCTGGGTAACCGAAGGAATAATCACGCCTGTTTCACTGTCGGTATATTGATGAAGTTCTGAATCAAAGTTTATCATTTTGTAGGTTATCCCTTATAGTTAGAAGTACATCCGCTTTTTGTCTCCAAATATGCGCCATATCCCATTTTTGCCGTAATTTACAGCGGTCACAAGCCAATTGAAGCAGGAATATTTTTTTAGCTAGTTATGTTTTATCCATAAAAACTCCTTAAAAACCGGCTCAAGCAGTAAAGCCAAGCCGGTCTAGTCTTATCTACGTGCCATGCTATCAGTGGCAACCACACGAACTCCTGGGATAGTTTCCATTCCCTTTGTCGCTCTCGCCCATCCATTCAGGGCAACTAGATCGGCGGTAAGGTAACAAAGAGGTGTCTTACCATCGGCAACGGATTTTACCAGAGCCATAAGATCAACACACTCAGCGGAATAGATTGTGCGATAGCTTACGCCTTCTGCTTTAGTCGGCTCGGCTATCTCAACCTTTTGAATTACCACCGGAGCGTCAAGGGCGGCTTCTGCCGCCGCGGTCATGCCTGCCTCTTGTAAAAGCTCGGCGGCTGCAAGTTGAGCTTCCTCTGCAACTTTTCTAGCGGCTTCCTCGGCTTTTCTTTTTTCTTCTGCAATCCTTGCTTGTTCTGCCCTATACCATGCCGCTTGTTTGGCTCCAGTTACTTTGACAACGTAATCAAGGGGGTCGTCAATAGCTTTGCCTTGTGCTAATGTTGCTTGACGTTGCTTTTTACTTGCTTCGTCAATCGGGTCAAACCAAACATGGAACGCTTTTTTTTCATCCCTTGCTGCCTTGTTTAATGCGTCGCAAGCGTCATAACTCGCCTGATCGACAACAGCAATCAAATCCGCCTTTGTCTTGATAGTCATAACCTTTTCGGCAATCTCTTTTGTTTCCATAAATACACTCCTTATGCTTAATATGATATTACCATAATACAATTATTATAATAAATCAATAGGTAAAATACGTTTTGAGCATAAAAAAAGCGGGGGTTTAAGCCCGCTTAGTGTTTAGCTTGCCGTTTTTACACGTTCAAGCAATTCTGATAACTTTACAGGGTCGCTTTCTTTTGACTCAAAGGCTTGACGAATATCTTTTTTCGCTGCTTCGGGGCAAGATTCTGAGCGTTCGAATTCTTCAAGGGCAAGGATAATTCCAGATATATCAACTGGAGCCGGAGCATTTAATAAACTTTCCAGCGTTGAAATATAAACTTCTAAGTCCTCGCCGCAATCTTTCCACATAGCGGATTTTTCTTCTTTGTCAAGTCCAGCCTTTGCAGTCAACTCGGCGGCTTTTTTTACTAGATCAGGGTTTGGAGCGGTTTTTATAAAAACCGGATTTTCAGCAATCTTGACAATCTGCTCTGGTTCTTGATGCGGTGTAATGTTTTTTAAGGGTTCAAAGTCTTGCACTTCCTCGGCTAGATACATACGGTTTAAGCAAGCAGGATAAACAGCCCGAACACCTTCGGCAACGCAACGCCAAGAAAGCATAATGCCTGGCATTTTTTGCCAAGGGGTTTCCTGTCCGTTGGCACCTCTTTTGTCCCATAAGCCGGCTTTTTTAGCTCTTGAAACGTCCCATGAAACAGTCAGAGACCCGCCTTGAGGATGCGAAAAGGTTGCCTTTGCTTCGCCGTCGGTCTTGACTAACCAATTTACACACCCGCCGGACTGTTGGAAACGAGCAAGTGCAGCTTGTCCCTTGAGAGCTGGTCGTCCTTGAATGATGTCGTATTCCATAGCTGCCAACGCCGGGTGCAAGCCCTCGGCTTGTGCAATCATCATGAGCGATAACATTTGATCTGGATTTTTCCCAAACATTCCAGAATTTGCCATACTCTTTGCCATTTGAACCAGATCACTAAAACCAATTACGCTTAAATCATTCATCATTTAACCTTCTTTTCTTATTGCTAGAATTAAACTCCGATACGCTCAAATGAGTGGTATGGAACCAACCGCAGACTTTGCAAGGGTAAAACCGCTTAGGAATCTTCTTGCAAAACGAATTACCTTTACTACGATGAGCTCTGTTTACTACTTCCCTTGCTTGCCTTTCAGTGTAACAAATCTTGCCACACAGACAGATCCCGCCAGAGTCATAAATCATAGCGGGTTTTTGAATGTAGCTCGCTTTTATCAGGGTTTTTATCATATAAATGATTCTGGACAGCCTCAATTATAATGAAAATACTAAAACCTGCAGCAAGACCGATACATGCCCAAAAAACAAACGCTTTCCCCAAGTCCATAAATGCCTCCTTATTCAACTATTATAATACAATAATAGAAAATGTCAACAGGTTTTTTATGGCAAAATTGACCAATCTTTTAAAATGCTTAAAGCTTCCTCAAAAGAATAAGCGACAGAATAAAAAGCGTTATTCCAAACAGCTTCCTTTTCAAATAAAATTTGATTCTCTGATTGTTTTCCTTTGGGAGCTTTTAACTCAAGGAAAAAAACTCTACCTTTTTTAATGATAACTAGATCGGCTACTCCATGCCGTAAACCCATTTTGCGAAACTTTGCCATTCGAGCAAGACCAGCAGAGGTTCGTGCTTTTCCCATTAACTCATTTGGTACGGAAAAAAACATAAAACCGTATTGATCTTTGACAAGTTCAAGAAATTCTACAAGCTGAATTTGTAGATCGGCTTCTTTCATTTTACAGCCCTGTCCATTTTATCCTGTTCAAGCTCGGCTTCTATGAATTCCCTGAGACGTGTACAGGGTTTTGACCCTATCCTTTCGCAGTAATCATCATACGCTGTCTTTGTTGAATGCTTCATAAGCGTGACAATCCTTGACCTAAACTGTAAATCCGGTGCAATACCGTTATTTTTACCCATCATTTTACCCCTTGTTATAATATTTCATACACTTAATTATTATATGCACATAATAAAACTTTATGCAAGTAGTAATATTTATCTTGCATAAGTGAAATTTTACTGATATTGTAAAAAAAGAATAAATATAACAAAGGTGATACATGGAAAATTTAATTTTGAGTGGGGCTTCGGCGGTCTTTTCTGTATTAGCAGCCATAATTTCAGTACGTCTAGGAATAAGACAAATTAGACAAGAGGAATCGGGAAGATTGATTAAACAGGCATTATTAGAAAACCACGTACAAGAATTACTTGCTTCAACAGAACACGCTCATGATAAAATCAGGGAACTATATTCAAAAAACAACGAAATTACCGTATGCGTAGCAGAAATTAAAACTTCATTACAAGAAAATACCAGAGTTTTAAGACTAGTAGAAAGTTCTTTGACTATCCTTACAAAGATAGAAGAACGATTAAACGGTCATATTGAAAAGGAAAGGGGCGAGAGATGAAACACACCGTTAGGTTTGCACACTTAGAAAAAAAACCCGAATGGAAAATAGGGGACGTTATAAAGTCAGGTAATGTTATCGGTAAAATGGGGACTTCTGGACAGTCTACAGCAACCCATCTTCATATAGATTGTGTAAGAGGTGAAAAAAACAAGCCTTATCAGCTTTTTGAAATGGACGACGATTTTCTAATTCCTGCACCTAAACAGCTTTTATATTTCATAGATAAAGACCTTTTCGGGGTTGAACCAATAATTACAACCGGCTATGCAGACCCAGAATATTTTTTTCAGCGTAAAAAAGTTCATCATGGCTTTGATGTTGTACCAATGAACAGAAAAACTACTAGAGAAAACTATAAAATTCACTGGAACCGGACAAGTCCAGGTACAGTTACTTTGATAATGGATGACCCGAAAGGGTATGGGCATTGTCTTTATATTTCATTCGAGGGGTGAGAAATGGAATTAGGAAAAGAGCTTTTAAGCAAAAATACAACTGATTTAATTTTAATTTTTGGGGTTGTAGTAGTTGGGATTATTTTAGTTCTAGCTATGTTAATGATATTCTTTAAGGTTGCAAGGGTTGAAAAGATCGGTATTGGCGGTATTGAATGTGACCCAGAGGACGAAAAACCAGCGGTAAAAAAAACATTCAGGAAAAAAGACGTTAAATGAAAAGGATCCTTTTACTTTTAGCAGCCTGCTTTCTGCTTTTCTCATGCCGGACGGCTCCGAAAGTCAGGGTAATTGAAACAATCAAATCCGATACCGCTATCATAGAGACGTCCATACAAGCAACAGAAATAGCCTTGACACAAAAAGACATAGAGACATCATCAGAGTCGCTAGGAAGTACCGTTTTGACGCTCCAGCAAGGGAAAACATTGTCAGCTCCGGTAATAGAAAAGCTCAAAACAGATACGGAAAAATTAAAAACAGTTGTTGCCAAACAAACAGTACAAATAAAAGAGCATTTACAGACCATTGAAAAGCTACAAATTATTCGAATATCCGAAAAAAAAGAACTATCTGACATTATAACACAGCTACAAACCGAAATTACAACCTTGCAGGCGGATAAACAACGTCAAAAAACATGGATACTACGCCTTTCTACTATCTTTGCAGTGATTACCATTACCGTAATTGCTTATGTATTCCTTAAAATAAAAAAATTATTACCGTTTTAATAGAAATTTATCAAAATAAATCCTTTTGCCCTTGACTATGGTATTATCATAATGTAAGATAAAACAGAAAGGGGGTTATAAATGCACGAAAAAATTATAGAACAAGGCTTGCCTTTAATACCGAAAGGCATGGAAAGCACATGGAAATGGTGGGTTAATAAACAAGGTGTTACAGAAAAGACCGACTACAGAGATCTTGTAGAATTTTTTTATCAGAACATGAATTAAAGGGGTGTATAATGTTTAATTATAAAGGGTGTAAAGGCAAAAAAGAAGGGGAATTCTGGTGGCTAACTTATGAAGATGGAACAAAAGACGTTTGCTGTTTTCTAAGAATAGCCCTAATGTTATGTGATAAAACGCTTAAAAGAGCGTAAAGGGGTAACAAATGGCAAAATATTTTTGCGATAGTTTTGGAGTTCATTTGGCTTGTGGGCTTTGCTCGCATGGAGCTAATGATCATGATACACCAATTCATCCGTGGAAAGAACCAAACAAATTATGTACAGAGGTACATACTTGCGAGGTTTGCCCTGTAGGTGTTAAATGTATCGAAATAGGAAGCAAAGAGGATAAATACAATGGGTGAGAAAATATATTGCGGTTCTGCAAAAGCAAGACAAACACAATACGGCGAAGAATTAACCGTATCAGTGAATGTATCAAAAGTTTTAGAGAATTTGTTGGAACATGGTTATGTATCAAAAAATCAAGAAAAGTTTATAACTTTAAAAATTAGTCAAAGAAAAGAAACTGGTAAGTACGGCGAAACGCACACGGTTATAATAGATACATGGAAACCTGATTCAAGCCGTAAACAAGCGCAACCAGAGCAAAACACTCCGGTAAACCAAGAAAGACCGCAAAGCCCCTCTGTGGCAAGCCAAAGCGCACAGGCAACGGATAAAGACCTTCCTTTTTCCGATGATATTCCGTTCTGAGGTCGTAAAATGACATATAACGAAATTATACAAGAATTGTATCATGGTAAAGCGATTACAAAGAAAAGAGCGGGCGATATAGCAGAAGAAATTGACGTTGAAACGGCGAGAATTTCTTTTAGAATTAACAAGATGATTGACGCTTTGGGATCGGTTTTGTTTGAACAAGGGTGGTTTTTTGATGAAAAAACAGATGCTTAATATTATTTATACATGGTTTGTGTCTCATGCCGATACTTATTTTTCTCTAGTTTACACGTTAGGAATGTTGGCAACTGCTAGCTTTTTAATATGGGTAATAAGCTGGATACTTGAGTAGGTTCTTATACGGAACAAGCTAATATTTGTTGGATGGACGCTTTAGCCGTATAACTAGTTATACGGACACGCGCCAAGATGCGGGCGAGTTTTCAGGAGGAAATATGAACGAATGGATTAGCGTAAAAGAACGATTACCACAAAAACCAACTTTTGACTGGGTTTTGG